GCTTCAGTCAAATGCCCGTCCTTCAAAAGCTCCGCGCATTTGTCACGGGCTAGCGTCAAGTCAGCATAGGCTTGACCAAGCGGCGAGTCATCGGCAAGCTTTGCCGCTTTTTTCTTTTCTGCTTTCCGATATTTTGCCACCGCTTCCGATGCGTGGCGCACGCTTTGCATGGTGGTTGCATCGGATAGGCTGGACAGATTGCCGGCCTTGCTTTGGGCAATAGCTTTCTTTTCGCCGCTATTGTCACCCTTAAAGGCCGACTCTGCCGTCTTCATGGCGTGAAAGTAGGTTTTAAGGTACGGGCTAGATTCCAGCATTGATTTTTGTGTCCGTGTACCCTCATATTTTTCCCCCTTGTATTTGTAAGGGAAGCCCAAAACGGAAGCCATTGCCTGCTTGAATTTCTCAACGTGAAAATCAGCGTCTTCCTTTAGGCATTCTTGGTATGCCGCCAAAAGCTCATTACCAAGGTTTGCGGTTTGACCATCGGTCGCTTTTTCAACGGCGATGATTTTCTGGCCTACTTGTTCGCAAGTCTCAAAGCTTGTCGGCCATTCGGTGTTTTTAAGTACAGTCATTTTTTAGTCCTTCCAATCGTTACCAGTAACGATTTATCTGTTTACAATGTGCCGACAAATCACCTGCCGACTTGATTAGATTACCAGACTGGATATCTGATGCAAGTACTTTCGACAATCGGTCAAAAGAAAAAAACAGATACATGGCAAATGAGTGTGGATAAGTTTCGGGCAATCGTTACCAGTAACGATTCGGCAGGCCGTGCGATTTCAAGTCTTACGCATGGCATGGCTGGCATGGCCTAGCGGTCACCCGTGGCGCATACCGTGGCACACTCGACCCCAAAATGACCACACGGGCGCGGCAGGGTATGCGGGGGAATGTGACGCTCATGCGCTATACTGTACCCTTTCAGATTTTTTCACCAAAATACTTTTGCACTACTGCAAGTACCTCAGTCCCCACACAAGCAAAAGGAACAGTGCCGCAGTGTTCACAACAATCAAAGCCCTGTCTTTCCACATAAAGGCAACTATAAGCCACATCAGTGTACCGACAGAACTCAGAGCGATATCTAACAGGACAGAGACTCCAGAGGCTCTTAAAGACAAAGCAATAAGGATAAGGATGGATGCTACCCACTTGATGTACCAGTCTATAGTACCCGTAGGAGTCACTTTAGTAGTCATTAGTAACCTATAGATATCTTCTTCAACTATACCCCCCTCTATTCCTATAATGTCCTATAAGGTGTCTATAGAGAGAACCACTGTGTTGTGTTGTCGTGTATATCGTCCTTTTTCAGGAGCGTGTTGGTTCTGAACTTCTCCAGTTCTCTGTCGAATAACTCGTCCCGTCTTGCTTTCATCTCTGTGTCGGCTGTCGATGCCATCTGTTCGACCCAGTAGCCTACAGCCATCGCAAGGGCATCTAGGCGGTCATCGTGAGCCAATGCACCCCTCTCGCGTGTACAACGGGTCATCTGGTACGCCAGCGTGTACTTAGGGGCTTTCTCGCCGCTGTAGTGCTGTACAGAGTTCCAGTCGTTCTCAATAACCTTGGGGTCAATGATAAGACGATGCTGGTTCATTACAGGCTCTAGCGTATCAATGATGCGTAGTTCCTTCTGTTTGCTGTGCCGCACTTCGCTTGTAGTTACAGGGTAGATTGTGGTAAGATGAGGCTTAAAGAGTTCGGTAAACATCCCGTCACCGAAGTTGCTCTCAATGATTACCTCGTTCACTTTGTTTCGCTTTGCAATGTGCGCTAGACGGTCAAGGGTTTCCTTTGAGTAACCCCCAGTCACGCCACCAGCGTCAGAGACATACAGGTTGCCGTTGAGCATCTTTACGACTGCGTAGGCTGTTTCGTCAGCACCGCGACCTGACGGGTCAATAGACATAACTGACCCAGTGTACTCTAGCCACTCCCCGATGTTCTCTAGGGGGCTGTAGTAGCGGTCACCAGCCAGACCAAGGTTTGGTAGGTCTTTGAGTTCCCGTGCGGGGTCACGCCCCCATACGACTTTCTCAGGGGCTTTGTCGTTATCCAACGGGCTGATAATCAGGTCGTTGAGTTTGAGAGGATACTTGTCGGCATCAGACAGGCTGGTGTCGAGCATAAACTGGAGAGAGAAGCCAGAACGACCATAGGACAACTCACGTTCCATAAGGTCATCTTCAGAGAACCTCGTAGGGTCTACAGGGAGGCCCGTACAGGACTCTCCGTGCCTGTCTAGGTGGTCACCTACCAGAGGAGCTAAACGCCCCTCGTAGCGGCCTCTGAGGTCTTCTGAGGGGTATCTGGCAGGCCATATACGAACTTGGTATCCACGGTTGGGAAGTTCTTCATATAGGGACATCTCAGTCTGAGGTGTACCAAGGTAGATGATGCGTCCATCAGGTTTGAGGACAGCGTCAAATTCCTTTACGGATTCCGACAGCTTGTCGCGCATAGATTGTGTGGCTGAGTTGTTAGGAATCTCTACGTCATCAGCTACGATGATGTCGGCGCGAGAGCCAGCGAGTTGACCCGTGATACCCACGGACTTGACGCTAGGGCTGTGCGAAGCTTGCGCTGGGCCAACATCAAAGCTGATTTTAGACATCCGCTGGTCTTCGCGGGGCTTCAGGTGTTGCAGTATCGGCATCTCGTTGATGAGCCGTTGCGTAAAGATACTGAAGTCATCTGACCGTGTCTTACTAGCGGATACCACCAGTATCTTCAGTTCGGGGTTCATCAGGAGTTGGTGAACCACAAAGGCACTGGTGATGTAGGATTTGCCTACGCCACGAAAGGCTTCGATAACCAGACGGCGTGGGCCGTGCTGGAGATACTCTGCCATGTCATATTGGACGGGTGTCGGGTTAGGTAGGTTTAGATGTTTCCAAGCTAGGAACAGGAAGTTCCGAAAGTCAGTTAGTTTGGATGAGGTCGTCTTCGTCAAAAGGCATCTCTTCTAGGAGTTGGACTAGGGTACTGTTGTTTGTCGGGATAGCTTCAATACCGTTGTCCTTGAGGAACTTTGCGGCGACACTCAGGTCTGCGGCTTTCGCTTCGCCAGACTTGATTTTGAACAGCAGGTCACTTGCGACTGCCTCGTGTAGCTCGTTGAGTATTTCAGATACTTTCTTATCAGCCATTTCTTCGTGGCCTCCTTGCTCTATTGACACTTCGGGGCTTGACGGAGAGGTTTGCAGGGTCGTTGTTTCTTGCGTTGAAATCACGATGGTCAACGTCCTTGTTGTCGCCCTTCTTAACTCGTCCTTGTTTTACCATATATCGTCTAGCCGCGTTGCGCCCTGCCCTGCGTTTCTTCTGTTCTGGACGGGCGTGGTACTGACGATACTCTGATTTGTAATCTCTTGTTCTCATAATCGTTACCAGTAACGGTTTACTTGCGGAGCTTGGAGACACTGCGGATTCCAAAAGCCGCACCCACGGCGGCAAGCCATGCCGCGATGTACCACTCAGGAACGCTCTCATCTAACGCAATAAATCCTGCTTTGACCCTTTCGGCCCATTCGTCACCAAAAAAGACCAAGACCATTGGCACAGCCAAGAGAACCCCGTAGAACTCATCAAGCCACCCGTTGTTGGCGTTGGATGCCCATTGGTTTTCCCAGTTGACTTCGCCAGCCGCTACTTTCTTAGCAATCTCGCCTTTAGCTTTCTGCTCGTCTGCTTTGCGCTCCATGTAGCTTCCTGCCACATTACCGACCAGACCAAGGGCGTTTGATAAAAGGCTCATCATGTTTTTATTCTCTCTATTAGTTTCTTGATTGTTTCGGTTTCGTAAATACGAATACAGACCCAGAGCAGTGAAGCGAGGGCTGTAATAGAAGGTAGTATTTCCACAAAAGCTCCTGCGGTCACGCCTAGTGCGCTTAAATCTATTATTGTTTTGTCATCTGGGTACACTTGATTGCTCCAATCAGAGAAGAAACAGAGCCATAAGAATTGTGATAAGTAGGACGCACCCACCAACCACACTTCCAACTATTGTTGCGGCTTCTACAAATTCTTCCTTTTTCTTTCTTGCTAACGCCTTTTGCTTGCGTATTCTCTCTTTTTCTTCAGAAATTCGTTTGGCTCGTTCATTTACAATCTGTCTCCATGTGCCATATCCGAAACGATTGTCGATTAGTATTGACATTTCTTCGAGTTTTTCCTGTGCCAATTTTGCGTCTATAACTGAGTGGGCGGCATCTTTAGTTTGCCCAAGTATCGACTTACTGCCGTATCTTTCTTTTTGAACCTGTTTCTCTCCTGCAAACAAACCGTCCAGTGCGCCAGCGATTTGGCTTATGTCATTTACGGTATTGATGTTTGATTTGATGAACTCCACACTTTTTTGCACAAGCGCAATGCCTGCAAGAGTGGATGAGATTGGCTCAACCATTATTATTCCTTTTCTTTACGGCTTAACCATCGCTCCATATTAGCGTTATGGAACTTAAACAGTTCTTCTATTTTCTTGATGTTCTCTTGGTTTCTTACGTCTAGGGTTTCAATCCTTCTGTCCAACTCGCCAATCTTTCTGGAGAACGCCCAGACAAGACTGACGAACATCACTATTTGATGCCAATAGTTCTTAATAATTTCGTCCATAGCGGCACTTTTCTGTTCGCCTCATATAGGCGTTTTTCCCACTCAACAGTTTTCCAAAACCGTTCATCAATTTCTTTTAGGTCTAGTACCTGTGACGGACGTATGCTTTTACGCACTCTATCGCTCCATTCGTATCGTCATGGACAATCCCGAAGCACCACGGCTGGTCTGTAACGCTGTCGGGCAGTGGGAAGGGTTTGCCAACATCGGCGCACCAGTCACGCATATAGTTGTTGGTGCTGATGACGTAAGTATCGACCCACTGGCTAACCGACCCATCGGCATTGTGTATTCGCGCCCAGAAGACAGACCTGTTGGTTGGCAGTTCCGTTGGTTGATTTGTTAGGTATGTGCCGTGGTTTTGCGTGAAGACAAACTTGGCCTGCTTCGTGCCATGCGTTAAGTCGTGTTTGATGCCATGCCATTGAAGCAAATCGTCACCATATGTATCGGTAGTGCATCCGTAGGCCGCAAGGGTTTCTGCGCTGGGTGTCGAAAAGTCATAAAACGAGACGCAGTTGTCGGGGTAAGGGGGGCGATAGTTTCCATATTCGCCTATGACGTTCTGCGAGTTTGAGGTCAGCCCATCGACAGTGTATTCAGGGAAAGCGGCGACTAGCCTATTGATTTGAGTAAGGGCTTCGCTTCTGTCGCATGAATAGTCTACACGCTTAATGTCCCCGCCCATGTACACATCGTCACGGAAGTTTCTGGTGAAGTCTGGTTCGAGGTTTTCGTGGTAAATTCGTTCAGCTTTTATATCCTCAAAAAACTCTTTTAGTAGTGTCTGGATTTCTGCTTCTGTTGTGGCAGACCCTTGTTGCACTTCCGCATAGCCAACCTCTGTGTCTGTTGTGCAAATGCGTGTGATTTCATCTTCAGTGACTGTGGTATATTGATAAGTCATGGTGTCATCGTAACGGTAAAGTTGGTGGTGTTATTGCTGGCTGGAAAGATGTTGGAGAGGCCTGAAAACGTCCAAGTAGCGGCGGGGTATATTATAATGTTCGAGCCTTGTGTGAAACCAGCGGTTTGAGTCGAATAACTTGTCGCGCTTGTTCTATTAAATGTTACGGATGACCCGTTTCCTGCAAGAACAACGGATGTCCATCCACTGTTTGCTGGGTAACCTGATGTAGGACTTGGTTGACCTAAAGTTACACCGTTTTGCAAACTAAGCAGGGTTAAGGTATATGTTGCATTACCCACATTATAGTTAGTGGTAAACCACTGGGTCGATACGCCATTCATAGTAAAAGTGGTGGGTGTCGCAAAACCATTCTGCACAAACCCAGCTACTCTACCGAGTTTACGAACTTCAGAAGCATATTGGCTTGGGGGTGCATAAGTGGAGTTGCCAGAGGCAATCTGAAAACTCGAAACCGCCGCGTTACTTCCGTAAAAATTCCCTACAGAAATTGCGCCAGAGCTAGGAATTGAACCATAGTTTGTGCGGCCTGTTGGTAGCGAACCAAGGTAGTATTCAGACAAACTTATGGGATTCGAGCCGCCCCATTCTCCTTGGATTTGCGAGAGGCTCAGACTGCCGCTACTGGGAAGGGCCATTCTTCAATTCCTCGACTTCGGCTTTCAGGTCTTTAATTGCTTCGATGAGATAGCCAACCACGTTGCCATAGGCCACGCTTAGATACTCGCCATCTTCATGCACTAGCTCTGGGGCAATCTTCTGAAGTTCTTGCGCTATGACACCGCTACCCGCTTCGCCGTCTTTGGTGAATGACACGCCGCGCATCTCATATACTTTTGAGCCATCCAGCGTTTCGATGTTGTCTTTGAGTCGCTCGTCAGAATAAGCGGTGACGTTGCCAGCCGCGACCAAGTTGCCGCTACTGTCAAGGCTAAGTCTTGAGGTGTTGCCGCCCACTGTCCAATAAAACGTGTCTACTGCGGTTGCATATGAAAGCTCACCGCCATCGCTAAAGTCGATTTTAGGCGAGTAGTTTCCGTCAGGCTGGAACTCAAGCACTGGAGCTTGGTTATCAATGATAAGATTGCCAGCGATTTCCGTTGTTCCGCTGATGTTAGGAATATGGGCATTTCCGCCAAGATGTAGGTCATTAAACCTTGCTGATGATGTACCTAAATCAATCGAGTTGTCGTTGACTGTTCCAGAGCCATTTGCTGGGATTATCGCATCGTCAGCATTGGAGAACTGCACGTTGGCATTGCCCTGCCCGATTTGCAGTTTGTCGCTATATACGCCGATATTACCCTTGTCTGAGCCATCTCTGTAATAGCGAGTATGAACACCGTCTGAACCAGTGCGGTTTAGGAATTGAAGGTCACCAGCGCGGGTCTGATAATTATAGCCACTAGGGTCAAATGTGTGACCAGCCGTACCTAACCCAGCAGTTGTTTTACCGATAATATAGCGTCCAAGAGAATCAAACCTAGCCCTCTCAGCCCCTTCAACACGGAAACCCATGTTAGGCGTGTTGTGGTTGTAGGTGATACCACCTACGGGTGTTGAAGAGCTATCGTCAGCAAACCAAATCCACTGTTCGGCGTTGGTGCTTCCAGAGAACTGAATGGCACTATGTGATGCACTTTCGATTTCTAGTTGTGTGTAGGTATGTACAGGCACGGAGTTTGTGCCACTGCTTACAGTTAAATCACCCGACATCGTGCCGCCATTGGTAAACCCAGTGACACCCTGCCAACCAGAACCATCGTAGTAGCGTAAAGCGTTATCAGTAGTATTGAAGAACAGGTCACCAGCATCGAGAGAAGAACTTGGGTTCGCGCTTCCGACACGATATCGGTCAGCAAAGCTGTTAACCCCTGTGACATTACTTGCAACAGTGGATACGTCAGCAGAAATACCAGCTACTGTATTGATGTTGTTTGTCGCGCTGGCAACAGAGTTAATGTTAGTACTGTTTCCTGCAACGGCATTGATGTTAGAACTATTGCTTGCCACTGAGTTGATGTTGGATATAGCCCCAGCGACTGTTCCGATATCAGTAGCATCCCCTGCCACTGTGGTTACCTCAGAGCTTATATTAGCCACTGCTCCAACATTGGTTACGTTGGCGGCTACGGTATTGATGTTGGTTGCCGCACCAGCAACAGTGGTGATGTTAGAAGCGTTGTTTGCTACGTTGGTGATGTTGGTGGAGTTACCCGCCACGCTTGTTACGTCAGAGCTAATACCAGCTACTGTGGACACGTTGGCACTAATGCCGTTGACGGTAGTGATTGCGCCAATGTTACCACCCACATCCTGAATATCAGAGATGTTAGAAGCGACAGTGCTTATGTTATTAGTTGGACTAATCTGTCCAGCGACACTGTTTACGTTGGCGATGTTACTTCCAACGCTTGATACTGCGCTAGATATACCTGCCACGTTTCCGATTTCTGTAGATATACCAGCGACAGTTCCAAGATTGTTTGTCGGTGATATTTGCCCAGCAACCGTGTTCACGTTTGTAATAGCACCGCCAGTGGCATTTACGTTGTTAATGTTTGTACCAACCGTGTTGACGTTAGTTATAGCTCCCGCAACTGTGTCGATTTCTGGTACTGCTTCTTGTAGGTCAGCGGCGACAGTTTCAATCTCTGATATTGCCTCTCCTAAGTCAGAAGCCACTGTTTGAACTGCGGCAATATCTGCGGCAACAGTGGCAATGTTCGAGGAAGCATTTGCAACCGTGGTCACTTGGGAAGAAATACCTGCGACAGTCGAGATGGCGGTATTGTTACCTGCAACTGTGTTTATGTTGGCGTTGTTACCTGCAACCGTATTGATGTTCGTGGCATTACCTGCAACAGAATTGACGTTAGCTATTGCACCAGCAACCGTGTTGATGGTTGCAATGTTAGTTCCCGTTGTATCAATGTTTGTGATGTTAGCGGGAGTTAGGTAAGTGGTAGTTAGCCAGTTCTTCGTCACTGCATCCTGTGCATCTACAGGGTCTGCCATGTTCACAATACGTCTTGCGGTACTGCTTACTGTAGCATCAAACTGGTTGGCACTATTCAGAGACATAGCCCTGTCTGCGGTATCCACAGCTTCCTGAGAGATGAAGAACAACTGGTTGGCGTTCTTATCAAGGTCAGCCTCTGACAAGATAGCTCCGTCACTGAAGTCAACTAGGCGACTTGCCTTGGGTGTATCCCGTTCAATCAGAATAGCTGTTTGAGATGCGGGAGCAGAGTTGAACGTGAGGGTTTGTCCGTTAACGCTGAACGCCGTTGTCGGTGTTCCGTTCAGGAACGCTTTGACATCTGCCGTAGCAAGGTAGTTAAACGTGATGGTGTAGGCTGTGGTTGAGCCATCACCTGTGTATTCGATAAATGAGTTTGCCATTTTTATTATTACCTATTTGACTGAAGTAGTTCAGTTGGATTACCCCTTCGTGCTAAGTTGTACTCGTCAATATCTGCTTGTAGTTGTGGGAACTTCCTTCCAAGTGCCTTTCGCGCTTCCCTTTTATAGATGGCGATAATCTCAGAAACTCTTCCTAGCTCCCTAGTTAGTATCTTTCCATTATCCCTGTAACGCTTTCTCTCTGGCGGAAGGTTTTGCCATTCACGCGATTTGAAGTATTTATCAAGAGCTTGCTCAAGCGTTCTGCCATCAATCTTAATTTGCCCAGTCATTTGCTTGTAATAAGCATACTGCTCAGTAGTCAGGTCTTGCTTGGAGATACGCTTTGAAGGCCCAGTAAATCCAAACCCAATAGCCTTCAACTCTTTCATAACAGGTGTTTCACTAACATCCTGTGCTTGGAAACCTAGCGTGTTTGGCCCTACATGGTTCTTTATTGGTTTACCTGTGAGCCAGTTGTATTGCTTGGGCAAAGTATCTGCCCCTTCACCAGTGGTCATAAACAAGCCACGCTTCTTCAATTTATCGGCAAGACCAATCGCTTCTCTCAGTGCCTCTTGTCCAGTTAGAAGGTCAGTTGTTTGCTGGATAGCGGGAGGCACAAAGGAGGAAATAAAGTTCTCACCATATCTGACAACACCTCTAGTTCCTGCATCGTCTTCAGCTTGCATTGCACTTAGGAAGTTTGTCACTCCTTGGAAATACGCTTTGTTTTTGAATGTCTGGGTTAAGCCTAAGAACAAAGCCCCCAGCATATCCGATATAAGTTCAGGCTCATCGCGTAAGTCAGTAATTTCAAAGTCACTTGGTAACGCTTCGAGGGCTGACACAATCGCACCGACAGCAATAAAGTTAGGGTCAAGACGATTATAGCTGTACATCCTATCGCCTATACGAAAGCTATATTGCTGTCCTGATTCAGTTTCACGATTGAACCTTCGTAGCTTCTTATCTGTTGTCCCAGCCCCAGTTACCTTGCCTTCGGAATAGGCAAAGAGCATTGAGGATATAACGAAGAAACCCATCGCCTGCCTGCCCAAAGCTTCTGCTTTTCTTACACCGCCAGCCGCGATGTCTTCTCTAACTGTTTTTGAAAGCATCGCAAGAACTGGTGTTCTTTGTCCTGCTCTCTTTAGAAGGTTTGTAGGTGTGCGGACAAAAGGTAACAGAAGTTGCATGAAAGGATACTCAACAGCCATCTTCTGGATGTTCGCAAATATGTTTTTACCAAGGTCTTCAGTAAATGTGGCTTCTTGAGCATAACGAAGGGCCTCTTCGTCTATGCCTCGACCAACATCATCAAACGACTCACTCAGCTTCTTTGCAACAAAAGCATCAAGAGCATCACCATTTAACCCAGCGTCAATGCCTTCGCGGGTTGCTTTACCCATGATAAATGCACGGTAGTTCATTTGTTTAAGGAACTCATCGCCTGTACCAAGAGCGCGAAGAGATAAGCGGGATGTTTTACCGACAATGTCCACAAATCTGCCAAGGGCTGTGTTGTCATCAAGACCTATATATTTTGCACTTATTCTGTGCTGTACATTCTCCGTGGTCGTGCGAAGCGGGTCTAAGATGTTTCTCTCTTCTTTGAACGATGCCGCCGCGTATGCTATAGCGTCCCCTGAAGCCTGTTTCAGAGCGGCAAGTGTACCCATAGCTTCTGCTCTTACTACAGCCCCTTCACTCTTAGTTAAGAACAAAGAACCCAGCATTCGTTCTGATGGTTTTAGGAATGTTTCTGTAAAACCACTAAGTGTGTTGGTAACTTGCGTTTTGAAATTAAACAGAATTTGACTTCTGAAGAACTCCCCTAAAACGCCAAAAGTCTTAGTCGCTCTGCCAACGTGAGTTGCTGTTTTCGCTACGCTTTGAATATCGCTATTGCGAACAATGTTTCGTACCGCATCAGGCGACATTCCCAAACTTGACACCTTACCAATTTCATCAAACGATTTGATACCCATGCGGCGGGAGTTCAACGCACGGCCTAGTTCACTCCGCATACCTGTTGCGCCTTGGATAAGACGCTGGAACTTCTCAAACTCAGCCAGCAACGACAGTTTGACTGTGTCATCGAAGGCTTCATCGGCAACATTTGCCAATGTTAATAGCTCGTCATACTGTCTGCGTATCAATGAATCGACAGAAGCCAAGAAGACGTAACCATCTTGAACACCTTTGGTGTGCTTGGCCTGTAGTGCCGCTATTTCATCATCAGTCAAGTTGAGCATTGTTTTCAGGTTTTCTTTAACTCGACCACCAAGCTCTTCAAATGTTTCGGTTCGCTTAGTCGCCAGTTGAGCGTCTTTGGTCAAATCAGCGACCTGCCGACCAATGCTTGAGTAGAAGGCATCCATATCTTCATACAGAGATATGTGTTCTGCTTGGCCTGCGGACTTACGAGTTTGGATTATGTTGTACAACAGGCTATCTACGTTCTCCTGAAGTTCATCGAAGGATTTCTCATCACCCTTTGCTGTCTTCAGTATCTGGACAAGCTTCGTGGCCTGCTCCTCAGTAACCTTGAGTGTATCTAAACCTTTGTTAGAACCATCCGTCTTGGGCGCATCATCAGCGGCCTTTCCAACTGTTGTTTCTTGAACTTCGGCTTTGGGGGGAGTACCAGCTTCCGAAACGTCTTTGGTTGTTGCTTTGGGAGTAGTTCCAGCCTCCGAAACACCCTCAGTGGTTTCTTTAGTTGTCGCATTCGCTTGGTTCTTCTCTGCTCGTTTTTGCAGTTCTTTTAAGTTTATTTTCTTGAGTTGTTCAGTATCAAAGAATGTGGGGCTATCCGCTGTGCCAAAGGGCTTGTATTCGAGTAGAAGAGGCTCGTCTTCTGCGGCTTTGAGAATAAGGTTTTCACCTTCCTTCAAAGCTTGCTCTGCACCCGCTTCATCGCCTTTCCGCAAACTCTTTACCACTTTGACTAGAGTTTTAGTCGTAGCAAATAGAGCCGTACCGACTGTTGCTGTCAGGGCTACATCCTCAATAGCCATTTTCATGTAGAGTTCAAACTCGCTGTCATCTATATCTCCAGCGAGGGCTTCACCTATTGGTCGTGCAAAGGTAGGATATTGAGCAATCAAATCTGCCAGACGCTCGTCATAAGGGTTGTGAGCAACCGTGGATGCTATGGCTGAGTCAAGCGTGAGCTTCCCTGTCTTCTTATTAACTACCTTGCCTGCAACTTTACCAAGTTTAGTTTCCCCAAGTGCTTTAATTGGTTTAACTTGGCTGGCTTTTGAAAAGGGGGTGTACATGTAATGACCCACTTTGCTGTAAGTGTTCCTAGTAAACTTATTAGCTTTGAGGAAGCCATTAGTTACGGAGGTGAACTTGCCAGCACCAAGAAGGCCAACACCAAACTGTGAAATGTCTTCAGCGAACTGACCAACAGCAGTTACTGGCCTGTCAGTTTCGGGTAAGAACCGCTGACGCTCAATCTCAGTTAGGTTAGCGGCGTTTGACAGTTTGGCTAGAAAGTTAAGTGTATCGTCTGCCGCATCGACAGCCCCTGCCAATACTCCTTGTCCAACGTCTAAGCCATATTCATAGATTGTATCAATTTCATCTGCCTTTTGCGTATTCAAGGTGTTTCTTAGTTGTAGGATGTCTTCCTTATTGGCATCAGCGAACCGTTCAACTTCTTCATCAAAAGTCATCTACTCTGTTTCCTTTAATTCTTTTTTCAGCATCGCCAAAGCAACCGTCAAGTCTATTGGCTTACCTGTTCGTTCTTCATAGGTTTGTCGATACTTTTGCAGAAACTTTACGAAATCAGTATTTGCAAGGTCGCCTGCACCACCTCTTTCTATTCGATTGCGCTCTTGTACCCAGTTGTTAATCATGCCTCGAACTTTAGTCACATTAGTATCTTCGAGTATTTTTGGTCGGTTTTCTTCAGTGACGGCTTGTGCAAGCTCTGTTATTTCTTTGTTGTCCAAGTAGTCATTTTTGATTTTTTCGATGGTAAAGTCTTTCCACGCTTTGTACTGAGCCTTGCCTTCGTATGTACTTAAATCAACCTTGCCAATACGCTTGCCATTTATTTCACCAAGGCCAGCACGAAAGAGGTCAAACTGTTCTGTGTACAGGCCCATCATCCGCCCTACTTTGCGTTGATAATTATCTCTGTAACCACCATAAATCTTATCCCTAAATAATTCTTGAAATTCCGCTTTGACCGTAAAGCCGTTTGGATTTACCTCTTTCTCGATATTCGTTAAAACCGCTGAGTCCTTTGAATAATCTATTAACCTCAGTTCATCGGCGGCTGATAAATCGTGGGAATTGTTCTTAATCATCTCAACCAGTTCACTTTCTGGTAATTGAGTGACCATCTCATAGATGTCATTAAAAACTTGTGGGTCTGTTACCCGATTCTCTATTTGTGACTTGAGTCCATACATCTGAAGTTGTTGATGCCGCTGTGGGTTGTGTTTGGCAATAAAAGTAAACGCATCCTTTACCGTCATTTCCTCGCCGTTGTGCATAAAGGTTGTGCTTGAGTTAGTATCTTGAAACGCTTCTGCAAATTTTGGGTCATCGGCAATCGCCTGAATCATCGAGTCTTCTATATCATCTGCCTCAAATTTCATCCTAGCTTCATGGTCGCGCATATCTTGAATTTCTGAATCCCGCGCTGTTTTTTCTAGCTGTTGTGCAAGTTGCTGTATCTTTGCCGCGCCCTCTGACGTTGCACCATAAGTGCCTACTTTGAGCGGAATAGATGACATGCCCTGAAGCATCTCTCTCCACTCATCTGAGCCATCCGCCGCAAAGCGTTTAGCCAAGGTTTCCAAATGTTGGACTGACGCGGCTATGACGGCAGTGCTGGCATCTCTGTCTATAGTTTCTGTAACAAACGCATTGATGCCTGTGGTGAGTGCATTTATATCAAGAAGGACACTGCCCGTTGCAGGGTCAAGGCGTTGTGAGTCAGCGACAATCGTATCAAGCTCACCTGTGTAAAGGTTTGACCGTTGGGTAATGACCTTTGCCGCTTCTTGTTCATTATGATTTTGTCTGCGCTGGTTTACTACGCCTTCGATACGATTAAAGAAGTTGTCGATAAGAATGTCATCGTCAAAAACGTCCAAGCGGTTTTCCATGACATATTGCTGAGTAAACTGGTCAGCAAAGGTTTCATAGTTAAAATCGGGAGCATCCTTCGCTTCTGCAAAGGCAACTGAAAACGGGGTGGCAAAGGCATTGGCTCGTGAATTTACATGCGCCCTTAGATAACCTTCCATCCAGTATTCTGACTTTGTTGGGTCAGTCTCTTTAATGAGCTTTAGGTTGTCTGCTTTTTCCTCATCACTCGCATTTTTATAACGAGTGAACCCCTCTTGTATGTCCTCTTCCTGTTGTTGAACGCGGCGGTCTGCCACGAGTCCTGCGATAACTGGAGAGAGTCTTGCAAGCCCTTTTTCAATCTCCCGCGCACGGGTGCTTTCAGTTATTGGGGCGGCTCTCGTAAATGTATCTACAGGATTTGATACAACAGCTACATCCTGTTCTAACGCTCGCAAGCGTCCTAGACTCTGTGAGAGCCTTTGGGGTTTCTTAGCCATTCTTATTATCCTAAATCGTTACTGGTAACGGTTAATCAGCACTTTTGATTGTTATGGGGTTCTTCTTAGTTCCTTTTGTACCTGCTGAATAAGTACCAAGGACATTTGCACCTGTATTCAAGATGGCGGCTGTACTTGTCGGTGCTACACCTCTGGCAACACTATTGATGCGGGTGTTCATTCGTGACTCTAGTCCCGCTCTTTCGCGGTCTAACTGGGCTTCTTGGCTTCGCAAGTTAGCGGCGATTGAGTCAGCATTTCGCAAGCCCTGTCGAGTTATTTCGCGGTCAAGTACATTAGCGTTCTGTACAACACCACTTTCACTAGCTTGCGCCCGTCCCTTTGCTCGTAATGTTTCAAGCCTATTATCCAGTTTCTGCTGGGCGGCTTGCTCTCTTACTTCTGTTCTACGTTCAGAAAGCGCACGGGCTTCACGCATTGTGGCGGCAATGGCTTCCTGTCGATTTGCTTTGAAAGCCTCTTCTTGCATTTCAGCGTTGAACTGTCCCTCTTCGTAGGCTTGTACACCTGCGACAGCTTGAAGAGCCATAAGAGTTCCAGTTATTGGGTCACACATTTTTTCTTATCCTTACAAATTCATAGAACGGCTTTTTGCCGACACCAAATTCCTCAATCTTGTTTATGAAACTAAAGCCCAAAGACTTGAGCCAGCGAATTGCTACGCGATTATCTTCCGACACCCAGTTGTTCAAAATAGGTGTTTCGTCCTGCATTCGGTTAACCCACTCCTGCGCTTGTGGAATGAACTGCCTTGCAAAACCTTTTTCGTAAATACCATCAGACATTAGTAACCAAGGAAAACCTTGTGTATCCGTAGCTCTTGCGACACCAAACATACCGATAATGTCCTCTT